TTATGGACGCATTATGGACATTCCTGACACCGGGTTAAGAGTCACAGCATCTTGTAAGAAATCCGGTGCAAAGTGTGCGTAGGTCATAGTTTGCTGAATGTTAGAATGACCCAGGATGCGCTGCAATGTGATTATGTTACCTCCATTCATTATAAAATGTGTGGCAAATGTATGCCTCAAAACATGTACTGCTTGTCCGTCAGGTAAATCGGGTTTTACTTCCCTGAGAGCGTTACGCACTTTGTAGTAACTGGCATTAAAAAGCCTGCCTGAATTTTTGGTCTTGATCCGTTTAATCAGGTCCTGCGAAACGGGAATTGTCCTGCGTTTTCCGTTTTTAGTTTTCATAAACGTAACCATCTGGTTAATGATGTGTTCAGCTTTTAAATTAGACACTTCACTCCAGCGTCCACCAGTAGAAAGGCAGACCAGAGTTGCATTTAATTCATCACCATCAAGCATGGATAACAGCCGCGTAATCTCTTCACTGGACAAAAAAGCCATTTCCGTAACAGCTTCACGTAACCGTTTAATCTCACGGAACGGGTTGTGGGAGTGGTATTCACCGGCGTCAATTAACTTGGTGAACATCCCGCTCATTATTGCCAGATGTCGATTTACGCTGGCTGGTTTTAGACCATCGTTCATCATTACAACGCGATAATCAGTTATCGTTTTCTTTGTTAGCTGGTCAGCTCTGGACACTCCCATTTCTGCAAATTTGGCGATTATTGTCGTTAAACGCCCCCGTTCAATATCTCCACGCTCATGTGATTTTCCGTGATATATCCACCATCTACCTAACAACTCTGTAAGAGTTCGGCGGTCGGCTGGTTTCTCCAACCACTCTTTGTTGTGGTAGTTAACCAGTACATGACGTTCGAATGCCTGAGCTTCACCTTTAGTTTTAAATTTCCGCCTGATACGTTTTCCATCTGCACCCTGCGGTCTGACGTCCACTTCATAACGACCATCATCGAGCTTTTTAATAGACATAAAGCCCTCCGATGACGCTGTTTACTTCTACTACTTGAAAATTAATGCAATTTTCTTTCGTACATTTACTACACACATATGCTGAATAAATCGTCAGCCAGTCTTCTGGTCTGAGTGGTGCAAGGTTGTTGAGTCTTGCCCAATGTGTGCGAGAGCCGGGGCTATTTGTCCAGCTGCTGGATCTGTTTCATCAAACATGAACCAGTCACGATACTTGCGAAAGCGTGGATGCTTAAACAGCTTCATACCTGCTTCCATAGGCATTTTTGATTTTCCTGATTCATATCCATGATATGTGTAGTAATTAATTCCAATTAATTCAGCAAGTTCCTTAGTTTTAAGGCGTTCGGATTCACGGATGAGCTTTAGTTTCTCACTTTGTTCACTTGACATAATTTTGCTAATCTCCAATTATATTGCTACTTGGCAATTTGTGATTCACTCAAAAAGGCTCTAGATGGCTCCAGTTGGTGAATCGCAAATCTTATGGAGGATAGCAAAGTGACGACAAATGTAGAAATTTCTTGTCCAACTAGCGATGAGGCAAGTTTCGAAAATGAAGCCAAACGTAAAAGCATTCAGATTTCAGAGCGCCCATCTGATTTGCTGTCGAAAGAAGGTTTTGCTCTTTACATCGGTAAGACACCACGCGCGGTGGCTGAAATGGCTAAAGCAGGAAAGCTGCCAGCCTTCTACATGACAGACCCATTAAAACCAAGAGGGAAAGCTGAATTATGGATTAATCGCCGTGAGTGGGACAAGTACGCAGCCCAACTGGTTGATGAAGCTCCGACAGAATGGCATGACTGGAAAAATCGCATTAGTTACAGCAAATCAAGACATAGCCGTGCGGCTTAAGGTGGAAAGGATGAACGAGCCTCGTTGTATTGCTCAGTTATTGCGTAACGAAAGCCCCAGGGCGATTGACTTTACCATCACCCACGGGAAGGGACGCAAGGGAATCATTATCCGCACCAAAAAACAGAGTCCGTTAAAAAAGGCTCTGACCTTTCTGAAAAGCCGGAGGGTATGGAAATGACAGTGATGACGCTCAATCTCGTTGAAAAACAGCCAGCAACTATGCGCCGGATAATTGGTAAGCATCTGGCCGTCCCTCGCTGGCAGGAGACATGCGATTATTATAATCAGATGATGGAACGTGAACGGCTAACGGTTTGCTTCCATGCGCAGTTAAAACAGCGTCACGCAACGATGCGTTTTGAAGAAATGAACGACGTCGAACGTGAACGACTGGTATGTGCAATTGATGAATTGCGTGGGGCATTCTCAAAACGCCGTCAGGTTGGCGCAAGTGAGTATGCATATATTAGTTTTTTAACAGTCAGTCAGCGTCGCACTTTATTTATGCACGCACGACTGACAGAAAAAGAATTTAACCAGCCATACTGGCGAATTAATGAAGAATCATGTTACTGGCGTGATGCTTTATTCCGTGCATTACGTGAATTATTCAGTCTGTTTGAGTATGCACCGACAATTCTGACGTCGGTAAAACCAGAGCAATATCTGCATTAAGTAATTAACCAGAGTTTTCAACGCACTTAATTGTGCGGGGCTTCTTTTTGCCTGGAGAAAGTCATGCATACAGTTTCTGAAAATCAGTGCGGTATATACGCATTACTGCTGCAACAGGCCAGAACCGAAGCACAGGCCGACGCTGCGACGCGCTTTTCTTCTCATCTTGACGCCATGATTCGCCACATCACAAAGGCGGAGTTATCCCGCGTGGAGATAGTCGAGCTGCTCAGTCAGGAGTCGGAAAAATTTCACAATATCGGATTATCTCGCGGGGAGGTGCTTTGATGTCCTGTTCTCATTCAGTTGTATTACTGAATAACGCCTTAAAAATCGCCGTTATGAAAAATGGCGATTTGTCTCTTATTCAACTTGGTCTTGATAAAGAAAAACGCGAAATAACTGAATCTGTTTTCGCGATTTATCAGAACGAATTAAATCTCCTGTCTGATGTGGTCAATTTACTTGTTAAACGCGCTGTATTTCATAAGCAAATTTCATCCGTGGATGAACTGACAAAATTAACGACAGAAATCGCCAGCTATTGCGCTGATGAATTTAAGAAGCTGAACGACAAAAGGAGCTGGTAATGCCGGACAACGTAGATTTTATTCAGGAACAACAGGCTGAATTACTGGAGCGCCAGATTAACGCGGCAAGGGTAAAGCATTGCGGTGTTTCTGCGCTGGTTTGCGAAGAGTGTGACGCGCCAATACCTGCTGCCCGTCGTGCGGCTTATCCGTCAGTCACGCGTTGTGTTTCCTGCCAGTCAGTCTTTGAAGCAAAAAACAAGCATTACCGGAGAATGGCATGAGTATTCGTATTGAAATTGGCGAACGTTATGTCGTTACCAGTGACAGCTTTCAGTTTATTCTCCACGAGAAAAAGAGAGCTGAAAGCGGTAAAAACGCCGGTCAGGAATGGCTGGCGGTGGTTGGTTATTACCCGAAATTAAGCCAGCTCGTTTCCGGCATGATGCATCACGATATTCTGACCGGAAGCGCAAAGTCTTTTGCTGATTTAAACGCGCAGGTTGAGCAACTCAGCAGGCGTTGTTCAGAGGCTTTTGGCTCACATGGCCGTTAAAGCCTCCGGGCATTTTGTCCCTCCGTCAGCATTTGCCGCAGGCACCGGTAAGACGTTTACCGGTGCTTATGCATGGAACGCGCCACGCGAGGCCGTCGGGCGCGAAAGACCCCTTACACGTGACGAGATGCGTCAGGTGCAAGGTGTTTTATCCACGATTAACCGCCTGCCTTACTTTTTGCGCTCGCTGTTTACTTCACGCTATGACTACATCCGGCGCAATAAAAGCCCGGTGCACGGGTTTTATTTCCTCACATCCACTTTTCAGCGTCGTTTATGGCCGCGCATTGAGCGCGTGAATCAGCGCCATGAAATGAACACCGACGCGTCGTTGCTGTTTCTGGCAGAGCGCGACCAGTATGCGCGTCTGCCGGGGATGAATGACAAGGAGCTGAAAAAGTTTGCCGCCCGTATCTCATCACAGCTTTTCATGATGTATGAGGAACTCTGCGATGCCTGGGTGGATGCGCATGGCGAGAAAGAATCGCTGTTTACGGATGAGGCGCAGGCTCACCTCTATGGTCATGTTGCTGGCGCTGCACGTGCTTTCAATATTTCCCCTCTCTACTGGAAAAAATACCGTAAAGGACAGATGACCACGAGGCAGGCATATTCTGCCATTGCCCGCCTGTTTAACGATGAGTGGTGGACTCATCAGCTTAAAGGCCAGCGTATGCGCTGGCATGAGGCGTTACTGATTGCTGTCGGGGAGGTCAATAAAGACCGTTCTCCTTATGCCAGTAAACATGCCATTCGTGATGTGCGTGCGCGCCGCCAGGCAAATCTGGAGTTTCTTAAATCGTGTGACCTTGAGAACAGGGAAACCGGCGAGCGCATCGACCTTATCAGTAAGGTGATGGGCAGTATTTCTAATCCTGAAATTCGCCGGATGGAGCTGATGAACACCATTGCCGGTATTGAGCGTTACGCCGCTGCAGAGGGTGATGTGGGGATGTTTATCACGCTGACCGCGCCGTCAAAGTATCACCCGACACGTCAGGTCGGAAAAGGCGAAAGTAAAACCGTGCAGCTTAATCACGGCTGGAACGATGAGGCATTTAATCCAAAGGATGCGCAGCGTTATCTCTGCCGTATCTGGAGCCTGATGCGCACGGCATTCAAGGATAATGATTTACAGGTCTACGGTTTGCGTGTCGTCGAGCCACACCACGACGGAACGCCGCACTGGCATATGATGCTTTTTTGTAATCCACGCCAGCGTAACCAGATTATTGAAATCATGCGTCGCTACGCGCTCAAAGAGGATGGAGACGAAAGAGGAGCCGCGCGAAACCGTTTTCAGGCAAAACATCTTAACCGGGGCGGTGCTGCGGGGTATATCGCGAAATACATCTCAAAAAATATCGACGGCTATGCACTGGATGGTCAGCTCGATAATGATACCGGCAGACCGCTGAAAGATACTGCCGCGGCTGTTACCGCATGGGCGTCAACGTGGCGCATCCCGCAATTTAAAACGGTTGGTCTGCCGACAATGGGGGCTTACCGTGAACTACGCAAATTGCCTCGCGGCGTCAGCATTGCTGATGAGTTTGACGAGCGCGTCGAGGCTGCACGCGCCGCTGCAGACAGTGGTGATTTTGCGTTGTATATCAGCGCGCAGGGCGGGGCAAATGTCCCGCGCGATTGCCAGACTGTCAGGGTCGCCCGTAGCCCGTCGGATGACGTTAACGAGTACGAGGAAGAAGTCGAGAGAGTGGTCGGCATTTACGCGCCGCATCTCGGCGCGCGTCATATTCATATCACCAGAACGACGGACTGGCGCATTGTTCCGAAAGTGCCGGTCGTTGAGCCTTTGACTTTAAAAAGCGGCATCGCCGCGCCTCGGAGTCCTGTCAATAACTGTGGAAAGCTCACCGGTGGTGATACTTCGTCACCGGCTCCCACGCCTTCTGAACACGCCGCAGCAGTGCTTAATCTGGTAGATGACGGTGTTATTGAATGGAATGACCCGGAGGTCGTGAGGGGGCTCAGGGGGGCATTAAAACACGGCCTGAGAAGACCAAATCGTCAGCAAAGAAACGGAAGCCCGTTAAAACCGCATGAAATAGCGCCATCGGCCAGGCTGACCAGGTCGGAACGATTGCAAATTACCCGTATTCGCGTTGATCTTGCTCAGAACGGTATCAGACCTCAGCGATGGGAGCTTGAGTCGCTGGCGCGTGGGGCAACCGTAAATTATGACGGGAAAAAATTCACGTATCCGGTCGCTGATGAGTGGCCGGAATTTGTAGTATAAGATAGCGCTTCAGGCTGTAATGCATTGTTTTGTATAGCATATTACATTTTTTGTAACATCTGTTCATGTTTTCTTTTCTATGCGTCATACTACGGCTATGGGTGGTCAGAGAAACAGGTTGCTGCTTAAATGTATAAAAAGAGATGCTTTCATTTTTGATGAGATTTGCCATAACGTGGTGTATATATGGTAAAACTTATGAGACATAACATTTATACTATTATTAAAAAGGAGATTATATGCTGAGAACTTTTACAGGACAAAATTATAAAGCATACGAAAGCTTTAAGTTAGATTTAAAGCCATTGACAATATTGTTAGGTGCAAATAGTTGTGGAAAAAGTGCACTAATTAACTCTTTGTTGATGTTTTCTCAGACAGTTGATTCAATGTCATTGTCTGACTCTGCTCTACGGCTGAATGGACCTAAAGTGGGAATGGGGGAAGCATTAAATATTATAAAAAATAAAGATGACTCCAAAACACTTAACTTTAGCTTTGATTTTTCTGATAATAGCGTAGTTAAAAATGGCATTGATACTCTGAGAAGAGAAACTTTAGAATCATTTGCTATGATTATGCGATTCACTATACAGACAGTAAAAAATAATGATGAGTTGGTCGCGAAGGCCAATAATTTGATAAATGAATCTTTGAATGCCATTGTTAATTTTGATGAGTTTGAGGAGGCTAAATTAAATATTATTGCTGATAAATTGTGCCAGTTGATTATGCTTTTTAGAGATGCTGGCAATAATATTATGTTTAGCCGGGCCACCTCAGAAAACTTACGCAGATTTATATATGAATGCCCATTGAAGAGAATCAAAGATTGCCTAACTAAAGTTGTTTCTATTTCAGGAAATAAATTGTCTGCATCTAAAATAAGTTATGACTTCAGATATGATAAAAATAAAGGTGTGGTAAAGGTTTCGAGATTTGTTCTTCTAAATAAGAATGATGAAAGAATAGTTGAACTGTTACCCAAAAAGAATAATGTCGTTGTATTGTCGGATGTTATCCCTCAAGAAGTATTTAGAGGATGTAAGTCTGATATCTTAGAAATCATGAATCCTTATTCTTTGGGGCTATTCCCTGTCAATGAAGGACGTGGTTTTTATGTTTTTTTTGGAAATTCCTACAACCCTGTTGTTAACTTTTTGTCACATGTTGTTTCTCTGGGAGTATTAATGCTTTCAAAAATGTTTGATGGCGAAAATGTTAATCATGTCAGCCCGTTGAGGGCATTTCCTCAGCGTTATTATTTATTAGATAAAACAGTCAATCATGCTCAGTTAAATTCTGCTGATGGCTCTGAGTTGGCGGAGATTCTGAAGAAAAATACAAAAATAACAGAAAACATAAACCTTCTTCTCGCTGAATTTAACTTAGCGGTTGATATAGTTAGAGTTAATGACATAATTCATAAGATAGTTATAAACCAAGATGCTGTTAATTTAGAATTGACAGATGTAGGGTTTGGAATATCACAAGTGTTGCCTGTCTTGGTTCAAGCTTATTTGTCACCAAAGGGCTCGATTACAATAATAGAACAACCAGAAATACATTTGCATCCTAAAATGCAGGCATGGTTAACTGACGCATTAATTAAAATATCTATGCAAGAAAAGAAAATTTTTATTATTGAAACACATAGTGATGCATTAGTTAGACGGATTAGATTAAGAATTGTTGATGAATCAAGCGAACTTACTGAGGACCATGTGGCAATCTATCATCTTGAGCGAGATGAAGAGGGAACATCAACCTTACTAAATAGAGTGGCTGTGAATTCTGATGGAGATATCACATGGCCAAATGAGTTTATGGATGTTGAGATTCAGGATACAATTAGAATACAGGAATTAAAGATACAAAAAATAATGAACTCAAAGGGAGTTCATTGATATGCTTTGTGCTGTTTGTTTGTGTCCTGAATTTGTTGCTGCTAATATTTCTGATGTTAAAGTGTTTAGCGGTTTTTTTATTGAAACCATTGTTAATGGTGAAAATGAGTTGATTCTTGATGCTGATGGAAAAATTCGCTTAGGTTATTTAAAGTCTTGCGGAAACAACAAGGATTCTTTTTTGTTTTTTAAGAAGTGGGAGTCTGAGTTATCTAAAGCTCCTTCAGGCAAGATATTGCGTACACCAGTGCCGAATAGTTCTGAGGATATTAAGGATATAGTTGTTTGTGCAGTTGCTAATGCAGCCACTACTTTTGATAAGCATATCGTAGTGTTAGATAATAATAGTTACTCTGGATATATTGATGAATTAATCAGGCAAAGGATTAATTTGTTAAATCTTAATAGTATAAGCTTAATATCAAAGGATGATCGAGTGCAGCGTCCTTTGAATTTTATAAAGTTTGATAGTGATTTATCTTGGGTGCTTCAAAGATTGGGGCGTCGCTCTGCTAAAGGATATGGTGAAGATGATTTTAATGATTTTATACGGGATATGTTATTAGCTAAGAATTATGAGGTAAAAGATCAAACTAGAGAGGGAGAGTCTCAATCTGGTAAAAGTGCGGGTGAATTAGATCTTGTTATTGAAGATAAAGGAAATCTATTTGCTATAATAGAAGCATTGATTTTAAAATCTCTAGATCAAGCTAACATATTAAAGCATTATTCAAAGCTAATTGGTAACTATAATCCTATTAATGTTAAACGCTTGTTTTTAATTGCTTATTATACTGGCGCAAAATTTGATGCTTGGTGTGAGAGATACATTGATTATCTAAAAGAGATTACTCCGGTAGATATTGGTGTAGAATCTCATGAGATAGTTGGGATTAAAGAAGTGGAGACTCCATATATAGGTTTGAGAAAAATTGAACATCATTTTAGATATGCGGGAGAACATTATTTTTGTGTTCATTATGCAGTCAAGATGGCTCGGTGATGTTTAATATGAATGCACCTATAGGGTGCATCATTTTGCATGTTTAAATACGTTCTCTATGTATGTGCGCTAGGCTTGACTGGCGCGCTTGTACTATGTTTATGCAACTGCATTAAAACCGACCCATGAAGCGGGCGGGCGAGGCGGGGAAAGCACTGCGCGCTGGCGGTGGTGCTGATTTTATTTTTTCAGCGTCTGAGCGCGTCGTGATAGCGTTTAGATTGTGCGCCGGGGCGTTGGTTTGCCTGCGGGCTGTTTTGTGCGGTGGAGAGCGTGTGAGGGCGTGATGACGGGGGTGTAAAAAAGCCGCCCGCAGGCGGCGATGTTCAGCCGTTGTCAGTGTCCAGTGAGTAGTTTTTAAAGCGGATGACCTCCTGACCGAGCCAGCCGTTTATTTCCCGAATCCTGTCCTGTAACGGGATAAGCTCATTGCGGACAAAGACCTTTGCCACTTTCTCAATATCGCCCAGTGACCCGACGTTCTCCGGCTTGCCGCCCATTAACTGAAAGGGGATGCGGTGCGCGTCCAGCAGGTCAGCGGCGCTGGCTTTTTTGATATTAAAAAAATCGTCCTTCGTTGCCACTTCACTGAGCGGGATAATTTTAATGCCGTCGGCTTTTCCCTGTGGTGCATAGAGAAACAGGTTTTTAAAGTTGTTGCGGCCTTTCGACTTCACCATGTTTTCGCGGAGCATTTCGATATCGTTGCGATCCTGCACGGCATCAGTGACGTACATGATGTATCCGGCATGAGCGCCGTTTTCGTAATACTTGCGGCGGAACAGTGTGGCTGATTCATTCAGCCAGGCAGAATTAAGGGCGCTGAGATATTCCGGCAGGCCGTACAGCTCCTGATTGATATCCGGCTCCAGCAGGTGAAACACGGAGCCGGGCGTGAAGGCTGTCGGCTCGTTGAAGGACGGCACCCACCAGTAAACATCCTCCTCCACGCCACGGCGGGTATATTTTGCCGGTGAGGTTTCCAGTCTGATGACCTTACCGCAAACAGCTTGCCCTGCCGGATTTCAGTCCGTTGTCACAGGACAGACTCGCCATTCAGTTGATCCGCGAACGCGGTGCACTGGATGACATCCGGGCGGGACGCATTGAGCGCGCCATTTCACGCTGTCGCAATATCTGGGCGTCCCTGCCGGGTGCCGGTTACGGTCAGCGTGAGCATTCACTGGAAAAACTGGTCACCGTCTGGCGTACCGCCGGCGGCGTACCGGCTTAAACGGAGTAAACACCATGAAGAAATTATCCCTTTCACTGATGCTGAACGTGTCGCTGGCGCTGATGCCGGCACTGTCCCTGATTTACCCGCAGAGCGTGGCCGTCAATTTTGTCGCTGCCTGGGCGATTCTGGCGACGGTTATCTGTGTGGTTGCCGGTGGTGTCGGCGTGTATGCCACGGAGTATGTACTGGAACGCTACGGGCGGGAGCTGCCGCCGGAATCGCTGGCCGTGCAGATTGTCACGTCGCTGTTTTTGCAGCCGGTGCCGTGGCGCAGACGGGCGGCGGCTCTGGTGGTGATGGTGGCGACGTTTGTCTCGCTGATTGCTGCCGGGTGGATTTTTACCGCGCTGATTTATCTCATGACGTCGCTGTTTTTCCGGCTGATACGCACGGCCTGCCGTCAGCGTATTGAGGGGCGGGAACCATGTCAAAGCTGATGACTGTGCTGGTTGTGTTGTTATCGCTGGCGGTGGCCGGTCTGTTTCTGGTGAAACACAAAAATGACAGCCTGCGCGCCTCGCTGGACAGGGCGAATAACGTCGCCAGTGAACAGCAGACGACCATCACCATGCTGAAAAATCAGCTTCATGTTGCCCTCACCAGGGCAGACAAAAACGAGCTGGCGCAGGTGGCACTGCGTCAGGAACTGGAGAACGCCGCGAAGCGTGAAGCACAGCGCGAGAAAACCATCACGAGGTTACTCAATGAAAACGAAGATTTCCGCCACTGGTACGGTGCTGACCTGCCTGATGCTGTGCGCCGGTTGCACCAGCGCCCCGCCTGCGCAGACGCCAGTGATTGTCGCCAACGCCTGCCCGAAAGTGAGCCTTTGCCCGATGCCGGGCAGTGACCCGGAGACGAACGGCGATTTAAGTGCCGATATCCGGCAGCTTGAGAACGCGCTGGCACGCTGTGCCAGCCAGGTAAAAATGATTAAACACTGTCAGGACGAAAACGATGCTCAAACCCGACAGCCTGCGCAGGGCGCTGACTGATGCCGTCACGGTGCTGAAAACCAGTCCCGAGATGCTGCGGATATTCGTGGATAACGGGAGTATTGCCTCCACACTGGCGACGTCGCTGTCATTTGAAAAGCGTTACACGCTCAATGTCATTGTGACCGACTTTACCGGTGATTTTGACCTGCTCATCGTGCCGGTGCTGGCGTGGCTGCGGGAAAATCAGCCCGACATCATGACCACCGACGAAGGCCAGAAAAAGGGCTTCACGTTTTATGCAGACATCAACAATGACAGCAGCTTTGATATCAGCATCAGCCTGATGCTGACCGAGCGCACGCTGGTCAGTGAGGTGGATGGCGCGCTGCATGTGAAGAATATCCCGGAACCCCCGCCGCCGGAGCCGGTCACCCGCCCGATGGAGCTTTATATCAATGGCGAACTGGTGAGCAAGTGGGATGAATGAGTTTAAGCGTTTTGAAGACCGGCTGACCGGACTTATTGAATCGCTGTCACCGTCAGGGCGTCGGCGACTGAGTGCCGAACTGGCGAAACGTCTGCGTCAGAGTCAGCAGCGTCGGGTGATGGCACAGAAAGCCCCGGACGGCACACCCTACGCGCCACGCCAGCAGCAGATCGCCAGAAAAAAGACCGGTCGTGTTAAGCGAAAAATGTTTGCGAAACTTATCACCAGTCGTTTTTTGCATATCCGCGCCAGCCCGGAACAGGCATCAATGGAATTTTACGGCGGGAAGTCGCCGAAAATCGCCAGTGTGCATCAGTTCGGTCTGTCGGAAGAAACCCGGAAAGACGGTAAGAAAATTGATTATCCGGCGCGTCCTCTGCTCGGCTTTACCGGTGAGGATGTGCAGATGATTGAAGAGATTATCCTGGCTCACCTTGAGCGTTAGTTTTATCCAGGCAGAGGCTGATGCGCAATTAAACATTGAGCGGCCGTGCTGGTCGCTCAATGTTTAGAGGTTTATGAGTGGTTTTTATTTGATGCTTTGTATTCTAAAACCTTCTTATTGGCGTAAAGGAATTTTGTATATGACAGGAATATAAGCAAACCTGAAATGAAATAGACGAGGGATAGTATTAATAATGTTTTTCTGTGGCTGTTATTATCTTTAATCTCCTGACTTAACCATTCGGAGTCCTCCTCGTTTAGCTGTAAGAGCTTATTGCAGGCGATCTCAGGAAGTGTGTCTTTTATAAATACGTTTTGCAGACTCTTGCAATCGGCAAGGCTATAAGTTTTATTAAATTCAACTGTTTTATTTTTGAAGGATAAAAGAACTTTGTCACTATAAACATAGTACATCATATTTTTATATGGTATACCTATGGCATCCCTTACTATAGCGGATTGTTCATTGTGTATGTAACATGCGAAGATAATATAAAGAATTCCGGCCAGGACTGCACTCATTGTTTTTGTGATGCATAGCGGTTCTGTTATGTCTCCCCAGAAGCGAGTAAGGAAAAAATCCGATGTTTTTAGTTTTCCATCAATCAGCCCCTGCTGTATCATTCTCACATCTTCGATGCCTGATACATTGATTCCGTTAAGTGTTTTAAATAGTTGAATGTCGCGCCACTCGCGGTCCAGTCTTTTTAATTTTTTGTCTGAATATCCAAATTTGAAATAATGTGCAATAAGCCTCATAAGGTTACTTTTACCAAAGCAAAAAAATGCTAATACTGCAAAGACCAAAAGATACAAAACGATTAGCTCCCACACATTAGTCACATTATAGCTGACCATTATGCTCTCCTTGAATGTTGTCTGGTGGTTCTACAAATGAATCCAGATAGCATAACTTTTATATATTGTGCAATCTCACATGCATGAACACTCTCGCAAATATTCAGGAACTCGCGCGCGCACTGCGCAATATGATCCGCACCGGTCTTGTCGTCGAAACCGACCTTAACGCCGGTCGCTGCCGTGTGCAGACTGGCGGCATGTGCACCGACTGGCTTCAGTGGCTGACCCATCGCGCCGGTCGTTCGCGCACGTGGTGGGCACCTTCCGAGGGGGAACAGGTGCTGATTCTGTCCGTGGGCGGCGAACTCGACACCGCGTTCGTTCTGCCGGGGATTTATTCCGGCGATAACCCCGCGCCGTCTGCGTCGGCGGATGCCCTGCATATCCGTTTCCCTGACGGGGCGGTGATTGAGTACGAACCCGAAACCAGTGCACTCACGGTAAGCGGAATTAAAACGGCCAGCGTGACGGCTTCTGATTCTGTTACTGCCACGGTGCCGGTGGTCACGGTGAAAGCATCAACCCGCGTTACCCTGGACACACCGGAGGTGGTCTGCACCAACAGGCTGATTACCGGCACGCTGGAAGTGCAGAAGGGCGGGACGATGCGCGGCAACATTGAACACACCGGCGGTGAACTCTCATCAAACGGTAAGGTACTGCATACCCATAAACACCCCGGCGACAGCGGCGGCACAACCGGGGGACCTCTATGACTGCGCGTTATCTCGGAATGAATCGCAGTGATGGCCTGACTGTCACTGACCTTGAGCATATCAGCCAGAGTATCGGCGATATCCTGCGCACGCCGGTTGGCTCACGGGTGATGCGTCGTGATTACGGCTCGTTGCTGGCGTCAATGTTTGACCAGCCGCAGACCCCGGCGCTTGAGTTGCAGATTAAGGTCGCCTGTTACATGGCGGTGCTGAAATGGGAACCCCGCGTCACCCTGTCATCCGTCACCACGGCGCGCAGTTTTGACGGGCGAATGACGGTCACGTTAACCGGCCAGCACAACGACACCGGCCAGCCACTTTCATTAACCATCCCTGTGAGTTGAAACCATGCCGATTATCGACCTGAACCAGCTACCCGCACCGGATGTGGTCGAGGAGCTGGACTTTGAAACCATTCTTGCCGAACGCAAGGCGACACTGATTTCCCTTTACCCGGAAGACCAGCAGGAGGCGGTCGCCCGTACCCTGACACTGGAATCTGAGCCTCTCGTCAAACTGCTGGAGGAAAATGCTTATCGTGAGCTTATCTGGCGTCAGCGTGTGAATGAGGCTGCGCGGGCGGTGATGCTGGCCTGTGCCGCCGGTAATGACCTTGATGTGATTGGTGCCAATTACAACACCACGCGCCTGACTATCACCCCGGCAGATGATTCGACCATCCCGCCGACACCGGCAGTGATGGAGTCTGACACCGATTATCGTCTGCGTATTCAGCAGGCGTTTGAAGGTTTAAGCGTCGCCGGGTCGGTGGGTGCCTATCAGTATCATGGACGCAGTGCTGACGGGCGTGTCGCGGATATCTCTGTCACCAGTCCGTCTCCGGCCTGCGTCACTATCTCCGTGCTGTCACGTGAAAATAACGGTGTCGCATCCGAAGACCTGCTGGCCGTGGTGCGTAATGCCCTTAATGGCGAGGACGTCAGGCCGGTAGCCGACCGCGTGACCGTGCAGTCTGCCGCCATTGTTGAATACCAGATAAACGCCACGCTTTACCTTTACCCTGGTCCCGAAAGCGAACCCATTCGCGCTGCCGCCGTGAAAAAACTGGAAGCGTATATCACGGCACAGCACCGGCTGGGGCGCGACATCCGTCTGTCTGCCATTTATGCCGCTTTGCATGTGGAAGGCGTGCAGCGTGTCGAACTGGCTGCACCACTGGCTGACATCGTGCTCAACAGTACGCAGGCGTCTTTCTGTACCGAATACCGCGTCGTGACCGGAGGCTCGGATGAGTGATTCGCGACTGCTGCCGACCGGCTCATCACCGCTTGAAGTCGCCGCCGCAAAAGCCTGTGCGGAAATTGAAAAAACGCCGGTCAGTATTCGTGAGCTGTGGAACCCGGACACCTGCCCGGCAAATCTGCTGCCGTGGCTGGCGTGGGCGTTTTCGGTCGACAGATGGGATGAAAAGTGGCCGGAAGCGACCAAACGCGCCGTTATTCGCGATGCCTATTTCATCCACTGTCATAAAGGCACTATAGGTGCAATCCGGCGTGTGGTGGAGCCGCTGGGCTATCTCATCAACGTGACGGAGTGGTGGGAAACCAGTGACCCGCCCGGCACCTTCCGGCTTGATATTGGTGTACTGGAAAGCGGTATCACAGAGGCAATGTATCAGGAAATGGAACGGCTTATTGCTGATGCCAAACCTGCAAGCCGTCATCTTATTGGCCTGAACATTACCCGGGACATTCCCGGCTACCTGTTCGCCGGTGGTGTGGCTTACGACGGCGATGTAATTACGGTTTACCCCGGATAAGTGAGGAATAATGAGCACAAAATTCAAAACCGTTATCACCACTGCCGGTGCAGCAAAGCTGGCAGCGGCAACCGCACCGGGAGGGCGGAAGGTCAACATTACCACGATGGCCGTCGGGGATGGCGGTGGTAAATTGCCTGTCCCGGATGCCGGACAGACTGGGCTTATCCACGAAGTCTGGCGACATACGCTGAACAAAATCAGCCAGGACAAACGAAACAGTAATTATATTATCGCAGAGCTGGTTATTCCGCCGGAGGTGGGCGGTTTCTGGATGCGTGAGCTTGGCCTGTACGATGATGCGGGAACGTTAATTGCCGTGGCGAACATGGCCGAAAGTTATAAGCCAGCTCTTGCCGAAGGCTCAGGGCGTTCGCAGACCTGTCGCATGGTCATCATCGTCAGCAGTGTGGCCTCGGTGGAGCTGACCATTGACACCACAACGGTGATGGCGACACAGGATTACGTTGATGACAAAATTGCAGAGCACGAACAGTCACGACGTCACCCGGACGCCTCGCTGACCGCAAAAGGTTTTACTCAGTTAAGCAGTGCGACCAACAGCACGTCTGAAACACTGGCCGCAACGCCGAAAGCGGTAAAGGCCGCGTATGACCTTGCTAACGGGAAATATACCGCACAGGACGCCACCACAGCGCGAAAAGGCCTTGTCCAGCTCAGTAGTGCCACCAACAGCACGTCTGAAACGCTCGCCGCAACACCAAAAGCTGTTAAGACGGTAATGGATGAAGCGAACAAAAAAGCGCCATTGAACAGCCCTGCACTGACCGGAACGCCAACGACGCCAACTGCGCGACAGGGAACGAATAATACTCAGATCGCAAACACGGCTTTCGTTATGGCCGCGATTGCCGCCCTTGTAGACTCGTCGCCTGACGCACTGAATACGCTGAACGAGCTGGCGGCGGCGCTGGGCAATGACCCGAATTTTGCTACCACCATGACTAATGCGCTTGCGGGTAAGCAACCGAAAGATGCCACTTTGACGGCGCTAGCGGGGCTTGCTACTGCGGCAGACAGGTTTCCGTATTTTACGGGGAATGATGTTGCCAGCCTGGCGACCCTGACAAAAGTCGGGCGGGATATTCTGGCTAAATCGACCGTTGCCGCCGTTATCGAATATCTCGGTTTACAGGAAACGGTAAACCGAGCCGGGAACGCCGTGCAAAAAAATGGCGATACCTTGTCCGGTGGACTTACTTTTGAAAACGACTCAATCCTTGCCTGGATTCGAAATACTGACTGGGCGAAGATTGGATTTAAAAATGATGCCGATGGTGACACTGATTCATACATGTGGTTTGAAACGGGGGATAACGGCAATGAATATTTCAAATGGAGAAGCCGCCAGAGTACCACAACAAAAGACCTGATGACGTTGAAATGGGATGCACTAAATATTCTTGTTAATGCCGTCATTAATGGCTGTTTTGGAGTTGGTACGACGAATGCACTAGGTGGTAGCTCTATTGTTCTTGGTGATAATGATACCGGATTTAAACAGAATGGAGACGGTATTCTTGATGTTTATGCTAACAGTCAGCGTGTATTCCGTTTTCAGAATGGAGTGGCTATTGCTTTTAAAAATATTCAGGCAGGTGATAGTAAAAAGTTCTCGCTATCCAGCTCTAATACATCCACGAAGAATATTACCTTTAATTTATGGGGTGCTTCCACCCGTCCAGTGGTTGCAGAGTTAGGCGATGAGGCCGGATGGCATTTCTATAGCCAGCGAAATACAGATAACTCGGTAATATTTGCTGTTAACGGTCAGATGCAACCCAGCAACTGGGGAAATTTTGATTCCCGCTATGTGAAAGATGTTCGCCTGGGTACGCGAGTTGTTCAATTGATGGCGCGAGGTGGTCGTTATGAAAAAGCCGGACACACGATTACCGGATTAAGAATCATTGGTGAAGTAGATGGCGATGATGAAGCCATCTTCAGGCCGATACAAAAATACATCAATGGCACATGGTATAACGTTGCGCAGGTGTAAGTTATGCAGCATTTAAAGAACATTAAGTCAGGTAATCCAAAAACAAAAGAGCAATATCAGCTAACAAAGAATTTTGATGTTATCTGGTTATGGTCCGAAGACGGAAAAAACTGGTATGAGGAAGTGAAGAACTTTCAGCCAGACACAATAAAGATTGTTTACGATGAAAATAATATTATTGTCGCTATCACCAGAGATGCTTCAACGCTTAATCCTGAAGGTTTTAGCGTTGTTGAGGTTCCTGATATTACCTCCAACCGACGTGCTGACGACTCAGGTAAATGGATGTTTAAGGATGGTGCTGTGGTTAAACGGATTTATACGGCAGATGAACAGCAACAACAGGCAGAATCACAAAAGGCCGCGTTACTTTCCGAAGCGGAAAGCGTTATTCAGCCACTGGAACGCGCTGTCAGGTTGAATATGGCGACGGATGAGGAACGTGCACGACTGGAGTCATGGGAACGCTACAGCGTTCTGGTCAGCCGTGTGGATCCTGCAAATCCTGAATGGCCGGAAATGCCGCAATAAGTTGTATAAGCTCTGGTGTGAGATTACATCTATGGCACAGAGTAAAGCCTAATCTGACCGTTCGCTCTGTGCCAAAAGCGGGTCTTTATAAACTCGACCAGTCGTGAACCCTCTCTGAAAAAATGTGACATTAAACAGCAATCAGTTCTGGGTAATTATCATATATAGCGATGTTCCTTGCGTCTAACGCTCCTCGGTGTTTCAACTTACGGTAAGGAACCATGACAACACTTGGCTGTTAAGCCAAGTGTTTATTTATCTGCACTCCGTAAAATTCCCAGAACCTGCGCTGTTTAGAATGTACTCGATCTCAAAAATATGAGGGTGCTGTTGATTAATTGAGTTTATTTTTATTAAGGCGTATTTATTATGAATGTTTTTCAAAATAACCACTTGCTCAATAGGCGTGTTATTTATATCAAGTTTGTTTATTGGGAATGCTTCTGCATCACCAATCTCATGGAAGTTATATATTTCTAAGGCGGGGGCTCCTCCCAAAAGATAATTAGAATATCTTGTTATAACATGAAGGCTTCTGTTTGACGCAGTGGAAAAATAAGGGTCAAACTTGTAATCTCCATCACCAAACAGAACATGGTTTGTGATATTTAAATCAACGGATAATGTATTTCGTATTCGTTTGGATATGTACTTAGGTTTAAATGGCCACCACAAGGAAAAAACTGGTATTGCACTTGAGAGTGAAACTACTAAGGGGCCCAAACATTTTATTTCATGCTCGAACACCATAGACAAAAACCAAAAGACTGCGACTACTGCAGTTAAAGTAGCTAGCGTAATGAGTGTAACCCTCTGCTCTTTAGGCATATTCTGTGCCATATATCCTCACAATCAAAAAAGAACAGTATACTTAACCAAGGAAGGTAAAGTCATCATAATTTCAGTTTTTGCTCGAATATACAGACGGTTACATCACCTATCATCAAATCTAAGGCGCTGGCTTTATCTGTTGTTTCATCCACTGACCAGTCAGGTCAAATAGCGTCTTATGCACTGCCCAACAGAAAATAGTTGCACCCATTAACCACGGAGTTAAACGGATGAGTGACTATCATCACGGCGTGCAGGTGCTGGAGATTAACGACGGCACCCGCGTCATTTCCACCGTATCCACCGCCATTGTTGGCATGGTCTGCACGGCCAGCGATGCGGATGCGGAAACCTTCCCCCTCAATAAACCGGTGCTGATTACCAATGTGCAGAGCGCAATTGCAAAGGCCGGTAAAAAAGGCACGCTGGCGGCATCGTTGCAGGCTATCGCCGACCAGTCAAAACCGGTCACCGTTGTCGTGCGTGTGGAAGACGGCACCGGCGAAGACGAAGAAACGAAACTCGCGCAGACTGTTTCCAATATCATCGGAACCACCGACGAAAACGGTCAGTACACCGGACTGAAAGCCCTGCTGGCGGCGGAGTCGGTAACCGGTGTTAAACCGCGTATTCTCGGTGTGCCGGGGCTGGATACCAAAGAGGTGGCTGTTGCACTGGCATCAGTCTGTCAGAAGCTGCGCGCTTTCGGGTATATCAGCGCATGGGGCTGTAAAACCATTTCCGAGGTGAAAGCCTACCGTCAGAATTTCAGCCAGCGTGAGCTGATGGTCATCTGGCCGGATTTCCTCGCATGGGATACGGTCACCAGTACCACCGCTACCGCGTATGCCACCGCCCGTGCGCTGGGTCTGCGTGCCAGAATCGACCATGAGCAGGGCTGGCATAAAACGCTGTCCAACGTCGGGGTAAACGGTGTTACCGGCATCAGCGCATCTGTATTCTGGGATTTGCAGGAGTCCGGCACCGATGCTGACCTGCTTAACGAGTCAGGCGTCACAACACTGATTCGCCGTGACGGTTTCCGCTTCTGGGGTAACCGTACCTGCTCTGATGACCCGCTGTTCCTCTTTGAAAACTACACCCGCACCGCGCAGGTACTGGCCGACACGATGGCTGAGGCGCACATGTGGGCGGTGGACAAGCCCATCACCGCAACGCTGATTCGCGACATCGTTGACGGCATCAATGCCAAATTCCGAGAGCTGAAAACAAACGGCTATATCGTGGATGCGACCTGCTGGTTCAGTGAAGAATCCAACGATGCGGAAACCCTCAAGGCCGGAAAACTGTATATCGACTACGACTATACCCCGGTGCCTCCTCTTGAAAACCTGACCCTGCGCCAGCGTATTACTGATAAATACCTGGCAAATCTGGTCACCTCGGTTAACAGCAATTAAGGAGCCTGACCGATGGCAATGCCGCGCAAACTCAAATACATGAATGTCTTTCTGAACGGCTACAGCTATCAGGGCGTTGCAAATTCCGTCACGCTGCCAAAACTGACCCGTAAGCTCGAAAACTATCGCGGTGCGGGGATGAACGGCAGCGCACCGGTAGACCTCGGCCTTGATGATGACGCGCTGTCAATGGAGTGGTCGCTCGGGGGCTTCCCGGATTCGGTTATCTGGGAGCTTTACGCTGCAACCAGTGCTGATGCCGTACCGATTCGTTTTGCTGGTTCTTACCAGCGCGACGATACCGGTGAAACGGTGGCCGTCGAAGTGGTTATGCGTGGGCGTCAGAAAGAAGTCGACACCGGAGAGGGTAAACAGGGAGAGGATACCGAATCGAAACTCCCGGTGATTTGTACTTATTTCAAGTTGACGATGGACGGTAAGGAGCTGGTCGAAATCGACACCATCAACATGATTGAGAAGGTGAACGGCGTCGACCGGCTGGAGCAACACCGCCGTAATATCGGCCTGTGATTTTCATACGGTCAGCCAGGCTGACCGGTTAACCCTGATTCAGAAGTGAGAAAACCATGAACAAAGAAAATGTCATTACCCTGGAAAATCCGGTCAAACGTGGTGAGCAGGTTATCGAACAGGTCACGCTGATGAAACCCAATGCAGGGACGCTGCGCGGTGTCAGTCTGGCTGCGGTTGCAAACTCCGAAGTCGATGCACTGATTAAGGTGCTGCCGCGCATGACGGCACCGATGCTGACCGAGCAGGAAGTCGCCGCGCTGGAACTGCCTGACCTTGTGGCGCTGGCCGGTAAGGTGGTCGGTTTTTTGTCGCCGAACTCGGTGCAGTAACGTTTCCGAAAAATCTCTCGGTCGATGACCTGATGGCGGATGTGGCAGTGGTATTTCACTGGCCGCCATCAGAACTGTATCCCATGAGCCTGACCGAACTCATCACATGGCGCGAAAAGGCGCTCCGGCGAAGCGGAAACACGAATGAGTAACAATGTAAAATTACAGGTATTGCTCAGGGCTGTTGACCAGGCATCCCGCCCGTTTAAATCCATCCGTACAGCGAGTAAGTCGCTGTCGGGGGATATCCGGGACACACAAAAATCACTGCGCGAGCTGAACGGTCAGGCATCCCGTATTGAGGGATTTCGCAAGACCAGTGCACAGCTCGCCGTGACTGGTCAGGAACTGAAAAAAGCCAGACAGGAAGCCGCAGCTCTGGCTGTCCAGTTTAAAAATACTGAACGACCGACAAATGCACAGGCAAAGGCAATGGAAGCCGCGCGTAAAAATGTGTCTGAGTTACAGGCGAAATATAACAGCCTGAGATTGTCGGTACAGCGCCAGCGTCAGGAATTGAGTCAGGCGGGTATTAATACCCGTAATCTGGCGCATGATGAACGAGGGCTGAAAAACCGTATCAGTGAAACCACCGCCCAGCTTAACCGTCAGCGTGACGCGCTGGCGCGTGTCAGTGCACAACAGGCAAAACTTAACGCAGTCAAACAGCGTTATCAGGCAGGAAAGGAACTGGCCGGAAATATGGCCTCAGTAGGCGCTGCCGGTGTGGGGATTGCGGCGGCGGGAACGATGGCCGGAGTTAAGTTGCTGATGCCCGGTTATGAGTTTGCGCAGAAAAACTCAGAATTGCAGGCCGTGCTCGGTGTGGCAAAAGATTCCGCCGAAATGGCCGCGCTACGCAAACAGGCGCGCCAGCTCGGCGACAATACAGCCGCCTCGGCGGATGATGCAGCAGCAGCTCAAATCATCGTGGCTAAATCAGGAGCGGATAAAAATGGCATCCTGGCACAAACACCGGCCATTTTGAATATGTCACTGGCAAACAAGAAAACGATGGAGGAAAACGCCACTTTACTTATTGGGACAAAATCGGCATTCGGGCTTGCTGACAATAAGGCTTCCCATATTGCTGATGTTATTTCAATGACGATGAATAAATCGCAAGCCACATTCGAGGGACTAAGTGATTCACTTACCTATGTCGGGCCAGTGGCAAAAGATGCAGGTGTCAGCCTGGAAGAAACAGCAGCAATGTTAGGTGCATTACACGATGCAAATATCAGTGGGTCTATGGCTGGTACAGGAAGTCGAGCAGTACTGAGTCGTTTGCAGGCACCAACCGGGAAAGCGTATGACGCTATTAAAGAGCTTGGCGTAAAGACAACTGACAGCAAAGGTAATACGCGACCTGTCTTTTCAATTCTGAAAGAAATTCAGCGGAGTTTTGAAAAAAATAAACTAGGAACAGGGCAGCGCGCTGAATACATGAAAACAATATTCGGCGAAGAGGCCAGCTCATCAGCAAGTGTATTAATGACAGCAGCAGCCAGCGGCAAGCTGGATAATCTGACCAGGTTGATTAAAGAATCTGACGGTAAAACAGAAGAACTGGTTAAGGTTATGCAGGATAACCTCGGCGGCGACTTTAAATCGTTTCAGTCAGCGTATCAGGCTGTTGGCACTGACCTGTTTGACCAGCAGGAAGGCGCACTGCGTAATCTCACGCAGACGGCCACAAAGTATGTGTTAAAACTCGACGGCTGGATCCAGAAAAACAAATCACTGGCGTCAACCATCGGCCTCATTGTCGGTGGCGCACTGGCGCTTATTGGTATCATCGGTGCAATTGGTCTTGTAGCCTGGCCGGTCATCACCGGCATTAATGCCATCATCGCGGCAGCAGGCGCAATGGGGGCAATCTTCACGACGGTTGGCAGTGCTGTTATGACGGCCATCGGGGCGATTAGCTGGCCGGTTGTGGCTGTGGTGGCCGCCATTGTCGCCGGGGCGTTACTTATCCGTAAATACTGGGAGCCTGTCAGCGCATTCTTTGGCGGTGTGGTTGAAGGGCTGAAAGCTGCATTTGCGCCGGTGGGGGAACTGTTCACGCCACTTAAGCCGCTGTTTGACTGGCTGGGTGAAAAGTTACAGGCCGCGTGGCAGTGGTTTAAAAACCTGATTGCCCCGGTCAAAGCCACCCAGGACACCCTGAACCGTTGCCGTGACACGGGCGTCATGTTCGGGCAGGCACTGGCTGACGCGTTGATGCTGCCGCTTAATGCGTTCAACAAACTGCGCAGTGGTATTGACTGGGTACTGGAAAAACTCGGTGTTATCAACAAAGAGTCAGACACACTTGACCAGACCGCCGCCAGAACTCAAGCCGCCACGTATGGCAGCGGTGGTTATATTCCGGCGACCAGCTCTTATGCAGGTTATCAGGCTTATCAGCCGGTCACGGCACCGGCTGGCCGCTCTTATGTAGACCAGAGTAAAAACGAATATCACATCAGCCTGACGGGTGGTACTGCGCCGGGGACACAGCTCGACCGCCAGTTACAGGATGCGCTCGAAAAATACGAGCGGGATAAACGTGCGCGCGCCCGTGCCAGCATGATGCATGACGGTTAAGGAGGTGACGAAAAATGATGCTCGCGTTAGGTATGTTTGTTTTTATGCGCCAGACGCTGCCACACCAGACCATGCAGCGTGAATCAGATTATCGCTGGCCGTCAAATTCCCGTATCGGTAAACGGGACGCTTTTCAGTTTCTCGGTATGGGTGAGGAAAACATCACGCTTGCCGGCGTGCTTTATCCCGAACTGACCGGCGGCAAGCTGACGATGACCACGCTCAGGCTGATGGCAGAGGAGGGGCGGGCGTGGCCGTTGCTGGATGGCACCGGCATGATTTACGGCATGTATGTCATCAGCAGGGTGAGTGAAACAGGGAGTATTTTCTTTGCAGACGGCACACCCCGGAAAATTGATTTTACGCTGTCGCTCACCCGCGTTGATGAATCACTGGCCGCGCTTTATGGCGATATCGGTAAACAGGCGGAATCGCTCATCGGTAAGGCTGGCAGTATGGCGACTAAATTCACGGGTATGACGGGGGCGGGATAATGCTGGATGCACTGACATTTGATGCAGGCAGTACGCTGACGCCGGATTACATGCTGATGCTCGACAGCAGGGATATTACCGGCAATATCAGCGACCGTCTGATGAGCATGACCCTGACGGATAACCGGGGCTTTGAGGCTGACCAGCTTGATATTGAACTGAACGATGCCGACGGGCAGGTCGAGCTGCCGATTCGTGGCGCTGTCCTGACGGTGTATATCGGCTGGAAAGGTTTTGCCCTGGTATGCAAAGGGAAATTTACCGTTGATGAGGTTGAACACCGGGGCGCACCGGATGTGGTCACCATCCGCGCCCGGAGTGCAGATTTTCGCGGGACGCTCAATTCCCGCCGTGAAGGCTCATGGCATGACACCACGCTCGGTGCGATTGTTGAGGCGATAGCCTCCCGTAATAAGCTGGAAGCCAGTGTCGCTCCGTCACTGGCCGGAATTAAAATCCCGCACATCGACCAGTCGCAGGAGTCTGATGCGAAATTCCTGACCCGTCTTGCAGAACGCAACGGCGGTGAGGTGTCGGTAAAAATGGGAAAACTGTTGTTTCTCAAAGCGGGGCAGGGGGTGACGGCCAGCGGTAAAAAAATCCCGCAGGTCACCATAACCCGCAGCGACGGCGACCGCCATCATTTTGCGATTGCTGACCGTGGAGCCTATACCGGCGTAACGGCAAAGTGGTTACACACCAAAGACCCGAAGCCGCAAAAGCAGAAGGTAAAACTGAAACGCAAAAAGAAAGAGAAACACCTGCGCGCACTGGAGCACCCGAAAGCGAAACCAGTCACGCAGAAGAAAGCGTCAAAAGTACCGGAAGCGCGCGAAGGTGAATACATGGCCGGTGAGGCTGACAACGTTTTTGCCCTGACCACGGTATATGCCACGAAAGCGCAGGCCATGCGCGCCGCTCAGGCGAAGTGGGATAAACTGCAACGGGGGGTGGCGGAGTTCTCCATCAGCCTGGCTACCGGTCGGGCAGATATTTACACGGAAACACCGGTTAAAGTGTCAGGCTTTAAGCGCGTCATAGACGAGCAGGACTGGACAATCACTAAGGTGACACATTTTCTGAATAATAGCGGCTTCACGACGTCCTTAGAGCTTGAGGTCAGGCTTTCTGATGTGGAGTACGAAACAGAAGATGATGAGTGATGTGATTTATTTATCTATTTGTTTTGTAAGGATAAATTAACTAAAATGGCACCATCAACAAAACCGGAAGAGGTGCTCGCGATGTTTCATTGTCCTTTATGCCAGCATGCCGCACATGCGCGTACAAGCCGCTATATCACTGACACGACAAAAGAGCGTTATCACCAGTGTCAGAACGTGAATTGCAGCGCCACGTTCATCACTTATGAGTCGGTACAGCGATACATCGTGAAGCCGGGAGAAGTCCACGCCGTAAGACCGCACCCGTTGCCGTCAGGGCAGCAAATTATGTGGATGTAA